CAAACACCCGCTTACGTTCGCCGCCGGTCAGGGCGCAGGCGTACAGGCCGGAAAACCCGATAACGGCCCAGGCGAAGAAGTCAGCCCACAGCAGCGCCGCCAGGGGATAGCCCGCAAAGCTGCCGTGACTGATGCTGACCAGCGTCAGCAGGACGGTGAGTAACGCCATAAACCACCATTTTTTAACCATCTGCATTTCAGACTCCCTTAAGGCACCATGCCAGTTCACGCCCGCGCCGGTTATCCAGCCCCTGATTAAATACGCCTTTGACGTACACCCAGCGCGGCAGCTGATAACACGCCTCGCGCCACTGGCCCTTTTTCAGCAGCGCCACCATCGTGGAGCCGCACACGTTGCCGGTGCCGACGTTGAACGCCAGCGACACCAGCGCGTCATAAACCTGCTGCGGCATAGAGACCGCCACGCAGCGCGCCAGTGCCGCCTCAGTGCGTAAAACGTTAGTGATGAAATTCCCCGCCGCCTGCCGTTCCGTGATGGACTTACCCGGCACAACGCCGGACGTGTTGCCGATCCCGTCGGTCCACTTTCCCGCGCTGCACTGGTACGGCTGCAGGCGGCAGCCCTCATAGTCGGCAATCAGCCGCAGCCCCTCCACGGAGGTATGCAGCTGCTGAAAACCGGGCATCGTGGCGGCCAGCGCCAGCACCACGCCCACGGCGCAGCGTTTAACGGTTTGCAGATTCATATTCAGTCCGCGTAATACGCCCGCTTGCCAGCAGCTGGTAGGTTTTGTGTTTGTAGTACCAGCTGATAAGCGCCATCAGCAGGCCGATTAACACACCGGCCACGGTGGACATGTCTTTCAGGTCCATGCCGCCCAGCCACGCCATCACCACCGCAATGCACCAGGTTAAAAAGGTGCTGATTTTTTCCCACATGATTCAGTCCCAAAGCTGGACGGCCTGCACGGTGGCCGTCGCTGTCACGTCCGGCAATTCCACCTCCAGCCCGTGCGGTAAGAGGGGGCCGTGCTCCGCCAGCCCCGGATTTGCCTGCAGCACCTGTTCCGTCATGCCCTGCGTGCGCCCGTAGTGACGCCAGCAGAGTGCGTCCACCGTGTCATACTGCTGCGCACGCACTTTCATCAGATAAGCTCCACGGTGCAGTGCGGCATGTCCTGCACGCGGCTGATAGCCCAGCGCGCATCGCGCCAGAGATCGCCGCTGGCATCGCTCAGTTCTTCGCCGCGCTTCACGGCTGAGGCGGTGGCGTCAAAGTCCTGATAACGCTCGTTCAGCACCGCGCGCGTCCAGCACCACACTGCATTTTCATAGTGATGCAGCCGCACGCTCACACCGGCCAGCTTCTCCGCCGGAACGTCAGCCAGGCCGTTATGACCGGCCAGCTCCTGCCGCTCACGCCACGGATAAAGCTCCGCGTTAACCTCCGCTATCGCGGTCAGCACCACCTGACGCAGACGCTCCGGCGTCACGGTGCCGTCAACGCGCATTACGCTGCGGAACTTCGCCAGATCAACGTCCGGCCAGAATGAGTTGTTGGGGATGATGTCCGGCGCTGCCGTCGCCTTCTGTGGCGCGATAAATTCCATTGCTCTGTTACTCCTGAATAGGTGGGCGGTGGACGGGGTTTTGATGCGGCGCTGCCTGTCGCCACCCCGTGCCGCCCCGCGCGTGGGCACGTCCGGTTATCAGCTGGCGTTACGGATTTTCCGCTCCAGCTGCTCTATGTCTTTTTTAACGCCGCATTTCTCGTCCAGCTGCAGGGCGCGCTTCAGATGGTTCAGTGCGGACGCCGGGCTGCTTTCCGTCAGCACCCAGCCAATAGACTTGTGCAGGCGGGCGCGCGACTGATCGGGCATGTCGTGTGCGTCCACTACCTCCAGCGCCTCCAGCAGCAGGGCCGGATCAAAAGGCGTCTTCGCCAGCATGGCGGCCTTTGCCGCGTCGGCAATTTCTTCGGCCAGCACCGTCGCCGTGGTGCGGCTTCCCAGCGGCATCGCCCAGCCGTGCTTCAGCGCGTGGCGGCCAATCGCGAGCGCACCGGCATAGTCACCTGCGTCAACGCGCCACAGCATCACGTACATCAGCACGTCGTCCTGCTGCGCGCCGTCCGCGCTCAGCACGCCCTCAGCCCAGGCGGCGTACTTCGGCAGCACCTCCACTTTGATTTCGGCCTTACGGACGTTGGACTGAATGCCCTTGAGGCGGCGGCGGTCTTCGTTCAGCTGCAGCAGCATCAGGTCATAGCCCTTTGTGCTGCGGCCACTGCCGCCCGACCGGGCGGCCTCCTGTGCCTGAATAAAACGCGTATGTGCGCGGAAAGGGTTGGTCACGGGTTACGCTCCGGCGCTCGGGTTGGCTCCGGCGGCGGTTGAGTCACCTGCGCCGCTCATGGACCTGACCACGCTGGCCGCCACGGCGGCGATGCGGGCGATTTCCGCTTCGCTCATTTCGCCCGGCTCTTTTTCCGGCTCCTGCTCCAGCAGCTCGATGTTTTCCACCAGGCAGGTGCAGTCGTAGTCCTCGATCACGTAAGCCTCGTTGACCGACTCAAGGTTTTCGATGCGGTCACGCTTCGGATTGTCGATGATGGAGCGGCGGCGCGTCTCTTCCTGCCAGTAGATAGACAGGTTATCCAGGCGGGTGATCAGCAGCGCATTCGCCGGGAAGTACGGGGCACGGACCGCCTGCAGGCCGCCGATGCGCTTCTGGCTGATGATCAGATCAGCGGCCAGCGCTTCGGTGTTGGGCTGGCTCTGATTGACCAGCGGGAAATACTTATCAGCCAGCAGCTGGCGTCCGCAGATCACCACCAGTTCGGTGTCGTCCTGATACTGCACGCCGATTTTTTCCGACACCGCGCCCATCACCACGGCGTCCAGGTTACGGAACAGGCCGCTTTTGCCCACGGTGATTTTGTCCGACACCACCTTGCCGTCGTCACCGATGTGCTGACCCAGCACCTGCGCCGGTTTTTCCTGGCGGATTTTTTCCAGCCAGCCGATATTCACGTCCTGCAGCAGTGGGTTCTGTACGCGGTTGGAGGTTTTCTCACGCTTCAGGCCGTTGAAGCCGATCATGATGCGGTCCAGCGCCTGACGCTTCACGATGGCGTCACGGATGCGCACCTGGAAATCGCTGAACTTCGCCCACATGTCCAGCTTTGAATAAGGCAGCGCCGTGTCAAAGTTGGTCTGCGTGCATTTGTAGCCGTCGCCGTCGATGTAGGTCGGATCGGTCGGCTCGCGCTCTTTCTGGGTGGTGTCGGTGGTGCCCGCAATGGTGGTGCCGATCCCCAGCCCCAGCCGTTCGCCGCTCTGCTCACTGACCGGCATGATGTTGATGGCCTGCAGGAACGCGGACGACTCCTGAATTTTGCTTTCCAGCGTCTGCGACACGGACGGCTCAATGGTGAATTTGCTGTTCAGCGCGGACAGGTCAATCTTGTTGATTTCTGCCAGCACCGACATGTAAGCATTCAGCTTAAAACGGGTAGTATTTTTCATCGCTTCGCTTTCTCTGTTCGTTAATAAGGTTTGCCGCCGCTGTATCAGCAGTCGGTGCGCACTTCGCCGCCGCTGCCGTTACCCTGCGTGCGCGGGCGGACCTGCTGGCGGCCATCTTCCCGGCTCAGCTGCTGCTGCAGTTCGGTGAAGTCCGCCTGCAGCTGCTCGCGCTTCAGGACTTCTTCACCCAGCGCACTGCTGAAATGCGATTTCAGGCTGTCGGCCTGTTCGCTCAGCGCCGTTTCAATGCGCGCGCTCAGGTCCTGCTGCTCGGTGGCGATAAGCTCAACCGCCTGATGCACGTCGCTGAAGCGGGCCGCGTCGGTCTGCTGCTGTCTGCTGAACATCGCCTTGATGCGGGTAAACAGGGCGGGCTTTTCATCTGCCACGTCCTCAAACTCGATCAGGGTTTCTTCAGCGGCAGAGAAAACGTTGTCAGGATGCTGCTTGCGGTTTGCCAGCGGGTTCGCTCCGGCGCTGGCGCTGAACTGCAGCATTTCCGTGCCGAGGCTGGCCGGATCGTCGGTCACGGCCAGGCCAATCAGATAGGCCGCGCCGGTGTCCGCGAACTCCGGGCGGATTTCCATAGAGGTGAAGATTTTCTGCATGGTGCCGGTCAGCGTGACCAGCTCGTCAGTCGGGTTAATCAGGGCATACAGCCCCAGCTTGCCTTTCAGCGGGCCGTCGCTGATTTCTTCCGCGTCCAGCGCTTCCACTACGCCAAAGCGGCGAAACGGGCTGTCAGGCGTGTAGCCTTTGATGTGCTCCATGTTGATCACGGCGGTGTACAGCTCAGGGCTGTAATTTGCCGCCATCTGCTCAAGCCAGCTGCGCTCGATGGTGCGCCCGTCCGTGGTGGCACCTTCCACCCCGATACGAAAACGCTTTGCTTTCTTTGCCATTGTCCAGGCTCCGGTCAGTAAAACTCTGTGAGGCCCTATGGTTGCGGCGGCAGGGGTAGCGAAACAACGCGCGGACGTTGTGCGGGAAACCACACAATGCGGGATGGCGGAAAAGGAAGCAGCGGGGCCGTATTTTGGCTGCATGAACATGACACCCGCCCCCGACGACCTCGATCCCCGCAGGCAGGCTTTACTGCTGTACTTTCAGGGATACCGCATCGCCCGCATTGCTGAAATGCTGGGAGAGAAACCCGCAACCGTTCACAGCTGGAAGAAGCGCGACAAGTGGGGCGACTATGGCCCGCTGGATCAGATGCAGCTGACCACCGCCGCACGCTACTGCCAGCTCATCATGAAGGAGCAGAAGGAAGGGAAAGACTTTAAGGAAATCGACCTGCTGGCGCGCCAGTCCGAGCGCCATGCCCGGATCGGCAAATTCAGCAACGGCGGCAATGAAGCGGACCTGAACCCGAACGTGGAGAACCGCAACAAAGGCCCGCGTAAGCCCCCGGAAAAGAACCTGTTCAGCGACGAACAGATTGAGAAGTTGCAGGAGGTTTTCCACGGCTCGATGTTCGGCTATCAGCGCCAGTGGTGGGAGGCCGGAAATAAGTATGCAGTCCGCAACCTGCTGAAGTCGCGCCAGATCGGGGCCACCTTCTTTTTTGCCCGCGAGGCGCTGATCGATGCGCTGACCACCGGACGCAATCAGATTTTCTTAAGCGCCAGCAAGGCGCAGGCGCACGTTTTCAAACAGTACATTATCGAATTTGCCCGTGAGGTGGACGTAGACCTGAAGGGCGACCCGATGACGCTCAGTAACGGCGCGTGCCTGTATTTCCTGGGCACCAACGCCCGCACCGCGCAGAGCTATCACGGCAATCTGTACCTGGATGAATATTTCTGGATACCGAAGTTTCAGGAACTGCAGAAAGTGGCATCCGGCATGGCGCTGCACAAGAAGTGGCGCGAAACCTACTTTTCCACGCCGTCCAGCCTCACGCACAGCGCCTATCCGTTCTGGTCCGGTTCGCAGTTCAACAAGGGCCGGGCAAAAGCGGACCGGGTTGATATCGACCTCAGCCATCAGTCACTGGCCGCCGGCCGCCTTTGCGAAGACGGCCAGTTTCGCCAGATCGTCACCGTTGAAGATGCGGTGCGCGGCGGCTGTGACCTGTTTGACCTGGAGCAACTGCGCACGCGCTACAGCCCGGAGGACTACCAGAACCTGCTGATGTGCGTCTTTATGGACGATCTGGCGTCGGTGTTCCAGCTGGCCATGCTGCAGAAGTGCATGGTGGACAGCTGGGAAGTCTGGACCGACTTTGAAGCGCTGGCGCTGCGCCCGTTCGGCTGGAAAGAAGTGTGGATCGGCTACGACCCCGCGAAGGGAACGCAGAACGGCGACAGCGCCGGGTGTGTGGTCATGGCACCGCCTGCCGTGCCGGGCGGCAAGTTCCGCATCCTTGAGCGTCACCAGTGGCGCGGGATGGACTTCCGGGCGCAGGCTGACGCCATCAGGACGCTGACGCAGCAGTATAACGTCACCTATATCGGCATCGACTCCACCGGCGTCGGCCTGGGAGTATACGAGAACGTCAAAGCGTTTTTCCCGCAGGTGAAGGAGTTTGTCTATAACCCGAACGTTAAAAACGCCCTGGTGCTGAAGGCTTACGACACCATCGCCAGCGGGCGGCTGGAGTTTGACGCCAGCCACCTCGACATCGCGCAGTCATTCATGTCTATCCGCAAGGCCACCACGGCCAGCGGCAACCGTCCGACCTATGAAACCAGCCGCAGCGAGGAAGTCAGCCACGGCGATTTAGCCTGGGCGACCATGCACGCGCTGGCAAACGAGCCGCTGCAGGGACAGGCGGCACACACGCAGAACATTGTGGAGATTTATTAATGAGCAAACGCAGGAACCGCAC